GTTATGCGGATTATAGGAGGAAGAAAGATGACTGAAATGGATAATTTGACACGCTATACGGTAGCTGTTACAATGGCGGAAAATATGCTGAAAAAGGGCATTATTTCCAAGGAAGAATATGGCAAAGTTGAACTAAAATTTTGCGAGAAATATTGTATTAATTTATCGTCAATCTACCGCAAAATCGCTGGATAAATATCTCGTTTAGAGGTAATATACACATACTGAAAGGAGGTATTTATGGCAAGAATTATTCAACAAATCAAGCCAAGTTTTGACCCAGAATTAAAGGTGTTGAATGTCTGTGCGTATGCGAGAGTTTCAAGCAGTAAAGACGAAATGCTGCACTCACTTTCCACGCAAGTTAGTTATTACCAAACCTTTATACAAGGCAAGAAGAATTGGCGGTTTTGTGGCGTTTATGCAGACGAAGGCATAACAGGCACAAAGGAAGAAAGACCGAAGTTCCAAGAAATGCTTGACGAGTGCCGAAAGGGTAAAATTGATATGGTAATTACGAAGTCAATTTCACGGTTTGCAAGAAACACGGTAACCCTTTTGACAACGGTTCGAGAGCTTAAGGATTTGGGTATTAACGTTTTCTTTGAAGACCAAAAAATCAACACCCTTTCGTCGGACGGCGAAGTAATGTTGACCTTCCTTGCATCATACGCACAAGAAGAAAGTAGGTCAGCAAGCGAAAACCAAAAGTGGAGAGTGAAGAAGAACTTCCAAGAAGGCAAGCCGTGGAGTGGAACGGTGCTTGGGTATAGGTACGACAATGGGAAATATGTTATTCACCCCCAAGAGGCAAAAGTGGTGCAGTTCATTTATAACGCTTTTCTTCAAGGCGTGGGAACAGTTTCCATAGCAAACATTTTAACGGAACTTGGCATTCGGGGCAGGAAAGGCTCAATGATGGCTTATAATTCCGTTGCAAAAATTCTTCGGAATTATACCTATACGGGCAACCTTATTTTGCAAACGACTTTTAGGGAAAACCACATCACCAAAAAGCGGATTTACAACACAGGCGAAATGCCAATGTATAAGGCAGAAGGAACGCACGAACCGATTATTGATATGGAAACCTTTCTTGCGGTTCAAGAAGAATTGAAGGTGCGAAAAGAACGGTACGGACCTAAAAGCGGGTCGTTGAACAGATATCCTTTGTCGGGTAAAATTAAATGCGGAATTTGTGGTAAATCCTATCGCAGAAAAATAAGGGGAACGCAGGTGATTTGGATATGCTCGACCTTTAATATGCGAGGCAAGGATATGTGCAATTCCAAGCAAATCCCAGACAGAGTTATTCAAGAAATCTTAAAAGGGAAAGACCCTGACAGCATAAAGCAAATTAAGGCAGAGCCAGGGAACAAGCTCACGATTGTTTATACGGGCGGAATAGAAGAAGTTAAATTTTGGAAAGACCGTTCCAGGGCAGAAGCCTGGACGGAAGAAATGAGAAAAAAAGCGAGCGAACACGCACATAGGAGGGTTTATAAATGCCGAAAGTAACAGTAATTCCAGCAACGAAAGATTTTTATACAGGATTAGATAGAAACGAATACAGAAGAAGGCGTGTAGCAGGGTACGCTCGTGTTTCCACCAACGACGAAGAACAGCAGACTTCCTACGCTGCCCAAGTGGATTATTACACGAAGTACATCAAGAGCCGACCCGATTGGGAGTTCGTCAAGGTTTATACCGACGAAGGCATTACCGCCACGAACACCAAAAAGCGTGATGGTTTCAACGAAATGGTGGAAAACGCCCTTGCAGGGAACATTGACTTGATAGTCACGAAGGCAGTAAGCCGTTTTGCAAGAAATACGGTTGACAGCTTGACCACGATTCGTAAGCTGAAAGACAAGGGTGTGGAAGTTTACTTTGAAAAGGAAAACATTTATACCTTTGATAGCAAAGGGGAACTGATATTAACAATAATGAGTTCCTTGGCGCAAGAAGAAAGCCGTTCCATTTCTGAAAATGTTACTTGGGGCAAGCGGAAATATTTTGCAGACGGTAAGATAAGTATGCCGTATAAGCATTTCCTTGGTTACAAAAAAGGCGAAGATGACTTGCCAGAAATTATTCCTGAAGAAGCGGAAATCGTGCGAATGATTTATAGGTTGTTTATGGAAGGAAAATCCACGGTTAAGATAGCCCAGGTATTGACCGAAATGGGAATTGAAACACCTGCAAAAACCCACAAGCCTTGGCAAGTGAGTACGGTGGAAAGCATTCTTACCAACGAAAAATATAAGGGTTCGGCAATCCTGCAAAAGAAGTACACGGTCAATTATTTAGAAAAGAAAATGGCGGTCAACAACGGCAGAGTTCCTAAATACTTTATTGAAGATAGCCACCCTGCCATAATTCCGCCTGGGGAGTTTGCTTTGGTGCAAGAAGAAATGAAACGCCGAAAGGGTTTAGCTCAACGCTATAGCTGCGCCACGATATTTGCATCAAAACTTATTTGTGGGGAATGCCAATCCTATTTTGGCCCCAAAGTATGGCACAGCAACAGTAAGTACCGCAGAGTGATTTACCGTTGCAACAAAAAATATGAAGGGGAGCATTCTTGCGAAAGTACGCACATCACGGAAGAAGAATTGAAACAAGCCTTCGTTACGGCAATGAACATTTTGATAGCCGACAAGAACGCACTTTTGGAAGATTGTAGGCTCGTCCAAGAAACCTTGGCGGATATGATAGAGTTGGATTTGGAAATTGCAAAGCAAACGGACGAAGTGGAGTACGCAAAGGAAGTGCTGAAGAATTGCATAGAAGACAATACCAAGGAAGTTCAAGACCAAGCGGCATATTGGAAAAAGTACGATTCTCTTAATGAACGCTATGAAGGCGAAAGGGTAAAATTAAGCACCTTGCTTGCCGAGAAAGACGAACGCAGACATAAGGCGGAAATTATCGGTGGGTTTATGTTTGAACTGCACGAACAAGACGGATTCATTGAAGAATTTGACGAAAGACTGTGGGGTTTTATGGTCGACAACGTTGTGGTAGCAAAAGACAAGAAATTGACCTTCAACTTTAGAAACGGCACGGCAATTACGATTTAGGTTGGTACTACAATGTAGGCGCAACCTCAAAGATTACAAAAGCTCCTGTTTTACCGCAGGAGCATTTTTTTGTTTTATTCCTCATCTTCTTCAAAATCCTCGTCATCTTCGTCCACAAAATTGTCTTCATCGGAAGAGATGAGAGCATCGTCAATACGCTGTTGTTCGTGATGAATGACATTTTCATCGTTAGGCACATAGTATTCGTCTTCGTCGATATCCTCGTCATCGATTGCGAAGTAGTCCTTTGCATAGAGCTTGTTGATGGATAAACGATAGGGTGAGAATTTTTTCTTTCCGTTATACTCAATGACCATTGCCTCGGCAAAACCCATCGCGCCGGGGCGGCGGTCTTTTGCAATACGGGTAAGTGTTTTTATGGACACCATACCTAACTTCTCTTTGAAAACCTCATCGTCAAGCGTGTCCTTGTACGTGACTATTAACTTCGCAATGGCTTTTAAGATGTTAGCACCGAAAGAGGCAACATCACCTTCCCAAGTGGCAATACAAAGTCGCAACGTTCGGTTTAATGTTTGATAGCCGTATTTGGTGTAAATGCCTTCAATCGTGGAAACGGCACAAATGACTCCTGGTTGCTTTGCGGGGCCAATAGTCATTCCATACGATTTAACCAAGTCCCGAATCATTAACTGGTCTTTATTGCCTGCCTCAAGGTTAGCAACAAAGATTTCATATGGTTGCAAAGTTTTAACATATTTCATCTGATTGGCGAAAATATCCGCTTCGTTTTCGTAGTCAAGCTCATCATAAATCATACACCATACGGGCGTTTCTCTTGAACCAGAAACAAGAGCAACAATCTCGATAGTGTGCTGTCCGTTAAAAACGTAGTTAATGCCGTCTCTACGGCTTACTTTGACAGGGTTAATTTGATTGATGTCAAAGTTTTCTGCGGCACGAGCCACGTGCGCTTGCGATAGATTTCGTTGATAGTCCTGGTTGGAAACAAGGTTTTTTATTGGAATAAGTTCAAAATGCACCTTGGGTACAAACATGCTAAAATCTTCCATTTAATCCTCCTTCAGCTTGATGAGCATTTTTTCTACTTCCGAATATAAATTGAGTAGGGCATCTTCCAATTTTCCTTTTGCGATGTCAGAAACGATTTCCATATTCGTGTTATTTTCCATACGTTTTATAGAGCTTATCCAGGTAGGAATCGTAAGGGACAATTCCACAAGCGTGGAGTCGGGGTCAAACTCTGGCATATCCTTTATGCTTGGAGCAGGTGTAGTAGGTAAAACGGGGCGGGGCATATCGTGTTCAAGCAGGTCTTTGGTTTCGCTGTATTGAAGGAAGGCTTGCTTGTTACGCTCGACCCTGGTATTGACCTTTCTTAATTCGTGGGCGCT